CTTATAAGTACGAGTAATAAGAATACTTATAAGTACGAGTAATAAGAATACTTATAAGAATACTTATAAGTACGAGTAATAAGAATAAGAATAAGAATAAGAATAAGAATAAGAATAAGAATAAGAATAAGAATAAGAATAAGAATAAGAATAAGAATAAAGACATATGTTGGCAAAGTGCCGATGGTAAACAGCAGATTGAAAAATTTTTAAAATTTCTTTGTCGGGGTAGACATCCCGGGATCGCCTCCCTACATTTAATTGACCGGACGAAAGGTCTGGTTGGTTGGGCCGAGTTGGCCTAGCTGGTTATCACGAACGATAAGGAACCGTTATCATGGCACACGAAATAGATATGACCGCAGGTTACGCAGCTGCCGCCTTTGCTCGCACTCCTGCGTGGCACCAGTTGGGCAAGGTAATGCCCGACCACATGACCGCAGACGAGGCGTTGGACGCTGCGGGGCTGGATTGGAATGTGAGCCTCCGCCCTGTGTACCGAACCAACAGGAACGGCGATCTCCAGCTGATCGAAGACCGCCGTTGCGTTGTTCGGGATGACACCGACGCAGAACTGGGCCTCGTGTCGGACAAGTGGGTACCGAGCCAGAACTACGAACAGGTCGATTTCATTGATGCCCTTATCGGCGAAGGGGCGAAAATCGAGTCTGCTGGCAGTTTGCGTGGCGGGAAGCGGGTCTGGTTCCTTGTGGATCTCAAGGCCACATTTGAACCGGTCAAGGGTGACCCCGTGGAGAATTACCTGCTGTTGCTAAACGGCCACGATGGTATGACCTGCCTTCAGGCCATCGGCACAGGTGTCCGGGTTGTGTGTGCCAACACACTGGCCCTTGCCATGGAGAACGCCGAGAAGAAGTTCGGCCGCTATGTGCGTCTACGCCACAACGGCAAGCTGGAGGAGAATGTCCAGCTGGCCAAACAAACCCTGCACATGCTGCGTGGGCAGGCCGAGTTCACGGCCCTACAGGCGAACTACCTTGCAAAGAAGAAAATGGACAGGGAGAAACTGTCCCACTTCTTTGCCGAGCAGGTCGCAGCCATGCAGTTCCCGAAGGAGCGTTCCGAACTAATCCTTGCCCAAATGGCAGAGGGTTTGGAGCTGGAAACCAACAGCCTACCCGGTATGCGTGGCACGGCGTGGCAGGCTTTCAACGTGTTCTCCGAGTGGGTAGATCACAGCCCCCGCAAAATGTCCAGCAGTGTTCGGATGGAATCTGTGTGGTCTGGTGAGGGCTCGAAGCAGAAGGTTAAGGCGTGGGAGGCACTCATGGCGGTGTAATGGTTGGAACACTACCCGGGGGCAACACGCTCCCGGGTTTTGTTGGTGGTGAGATATGAAAAATTTTTCATGGTTGACCCCACGATGGGTAGGGCCTAATATACAGGTGTTGGGGGGAGTTCCCCCGGCAGGAACGAACGAAAGAATGAAGGAGTGAGAGAAATGAACACAGCGGAAATTCAGCCCGTTAACGACCTCGTGGTTGCAATCGGTAAGGCTCGTAGAGTGTATGTTTGGAGCAACTGGATGGAAGGTGATGGGTGCTATTTTAAGGTGAGCAAAGCCGAAGCCCTTGCTGTGGTGGGGAGCGATATGTTTGCTGGTAAGGGGGCACGGTTTTATGTGAACGAGTGTGGGGAACTGCACATCGGTTAAAAATGAAAAATAACAGGCCCGGTTGACACCAGTTGTGACCGGGCCTAGTATACAGGTGTCGGGTGAGTTACCCGGCAGGAACGAACGAACGAATGAAGGAGTTACCCATGTACGCCAACGCTGAACTCGTGAACCGTGAACTGATGAAAACCAAAAACGCCCTGCGTGCCCTAATCGTGGAGGTTGCGCAATCTACCGATCTTGAATTCGTGGTACACACTGCGACCCGGGTCGCCGATACGCTCGAGCTTTCCTTCGGGGTCTGGTTGGCTGCGGAGTATGGGTACAAGGGGTTGGAGATCGCACACGACATGCGTGAGACGATGCGTGGTGCTGTGATCACCATACTGGAGAACGAGAAGCGGGTGGGGCGGCAGGCAAAGCTGAACGCCCGTGCTGAGCGGTTGATGAAGCTCTACGGTGACACAAGCGTGCGTTTGTACGAACTCACCTGCGACTTCTACAAAAGGCACCAGCAGGCTCTCACGGCCTAATGAGAACCACCCGATGCCCTGCCGGGGAATGCAGGGCGTTTTTTGGAACGAACGAGGAGTGAGTTATGAAGGACGTTTGTGGTGAGCAGTTCTGTAGGACGAGGCACGGTGGGCTCCACGACCGTGGTAGTGCGGATGCCTATTACAGTCGCCCCGCCCAACCACACTGGTGGCCCTCCGGTACTGGGTTCGGGGAGAAGGTTACAGACCTCACCCCGGAGGAGGTTGCTGAGTACCTGATCGGGTACGCCAGCATACAAGACCTCAAGGAGTGGGACTGCGAGTAATTTCACACGAAAGAAGGAGGCGAACATGTCTGGAGCTACACCGAAGTCTGTGCGAGCCGAACTGAAGAGGCGGGGCCTGCCGTACACGATCCACAAGGATGGCGGGTGTTGGTATGTGTGGGGGCCGGGCTGCGAGTCGTGGTTTACCACAAGCTTAAGCACCTACAGGTTTGATGGTGCGACATCTGGGTTCTGGGTGGACTGGATCGAGGACATGGCGAAAGAAGAGGAGGAACGGCAATGTGGCGAGTGACTCTTGTTTTGGATTCCAAACGAACCGACTGCGGACTATTCACAGACCGTGACGATGCCATGAAGGTGGCTCGGGTTGAGATGGATGCTGCGAAGTCCCGGCTGTCTGGTGCGGGCTGTGTAACGCCCGGTTTCCTTGCTGTCACCGTCGTGAAGGAGCCTGTCGATGCGACGCTGTGAAATGTGGAACAGCCCCCACACGATTTCCTTCTATTCGGAGAAAGTGAGTGTGGAATGGTTGCCGACTGGCGAGGGCGACAATGTCAAGTTGACCGTGCGGTACAGCCCGGAGGTGGCGGACGTTTTGTTCGTGTCCAATCCTGCGGGCGGGGCGTTTGTGGTCATGCAGGGCCTTGATGAACCTATGGTTGACCGTTGGCTCAAACCGGACGGGTTGCCGTGGGCTGTGTGCATTGCGGACTGCACTTCAACTCTCGGGTTCGCAAAGCGGGTAGTCCGCTCTGTGGCCCGGTTTTATGCGAGGTACGCAACGGGTGCGAACCTTGCAAGGCTTCTACGGTTCTCACCGGAGAAGTATGACCTGTTCGTGAGTTTGATTGAGGAGGAAGAGAATGAGCAGCTTGTTTGACCTGACGGCAGAACTGCGACATTTGGAAGCACTGGTGTCCAGTATGTCGCCAGACGGGGAGTTGCCCGAGGATGTAGTCCGTTGGTTGGATGACACCGAAGGGAACTATGCCCAGAAGGTGGAAGGGTACTGTGGCGTGATCGGCGAGCTTGAGGCCCTTGCGAAGGCACGGGAGGAGGAGGCTAGTCGTGTGCGTGAACTGGCACGGTTAACGGCCATGCAGGTTGAGCGGATGCGGGAGGCTCTCAAGCAGTCTTTGCTGAAACTGGATCGTCCGAAGGTGGAGACGCTGCGATATAAGGTCTGGGTGCAGGCCGCTGGTGGCAAGCAACCCATGGCCGTGAACGAGTGCTTTGTGCCGCACGACTGGAAGAGAGTTGAATTGGTCACCGACAAGGAGAGAATTCGTACAGCCCTTGAGGGTGGGCAGGCGTTGGATTTTGCGGAGCTTCTGCCCCGTGGTCACACACTGAGGATCAAGTAATGAACTGGAACAGCAGTTGGTTCTACAGCGATCTAGAGGCCGAGTGGGAAGAGTTTTTGCGTCTCGCACAGGAGACAAACGACTTTGAGGAGGATTTCGCATGTTCAGATTGAGAGGAGGTTTACAGATACAGCGAGCCTCGGGGGATGGATTCTACATCCTGTTTCCGAACGGTCGCAGAATTAACTTCATGCTGTCCGGCTTCGGCTTTGTGGAAGGCGATGCTGTGGTGGACGTGACCGAGGTTGGTGTCGCATCTCAGGTAATGCAGATGCGAGAGGGAGACGAGTTCACCTTTGGGGGTGAACCCGAGGCCGTGGTGGCCGTGGACTGGGTGCATGGCGGACGGGCGCCCCGCACAGTGTGGTTGTTCGTCGGAACGAGGTTGGTTAAACGAGTTGAACGAAACGAAAGGAAGAAGTGAAATGAGTGCTTCAGAGAATACGGATGGCGGGATTGGCCGAGCCGAGTTGGCCCTAATTCAGGGCGACCTGTCGAAGCTGACCGAGGCGGAGCGTCTGTCGTACTACCGGACTGTCTGCACCAGTGTGGGGCTGAACCCGGCGACAAAGCCTCTGGGCTATATCGCCTTTCAAGGGAAGCTCGTCCTCTACGCCACAAGGAACTGCACAGACCAGTTGCGTCAGTTGCACGGCGTGACGCTGGTGTCGCACGAGATACGGGAGGCAGAAGGCGTTCTTTTTGCCACGGTGTCCATGCGTGACCGGTCTGGGCGAACCGACACCGACATCGGTGCGGTGCCAATCAAGGGCGTGACAGGCGAGCCGTTGGCCAACGCCTACATGCGGTGTCTAACAAAGGCGAAGCGTCGCTGCACACTTTCGTTGTGTGGGCTCTCTATGTTGGACGAGACGGAGATGGACACCATTTCCGGGGCTCGCATCGTGGACGAGCCTGCACCACAGGCACCACAGGCACTACAGGCGAAGGCTCTGGTTCAGCCGAAGTCTGATGAACCGGTTGAGAAGAAACTGGTCGCCAACGCCCAGCGTCGGGATCATCTCTTAAGCGAGTTCACCATGCTGTTTAATAGTGCAAAGAACTTCGGTCGCCTGCCAGCCGACTGGCAACAGTACATTCGCTCCGCCTTCGGTGTCACTACCCTGCGTGAGTCGAGTGTGGATCAGTTGGGGCATTTGATCGACTGGGTTGCCCCGTATGCCCGTGAGGACGAGGAGCCCTTTACCGAACCGGATCGGGAGTAGTGTTCGTGAACCCGGTCGTGCTGTGCGACCGGGTTCGTTTTGTTTTGGTGATGTCTTTATGGAGATTGAATCGTGGAAGATTTCTTTGCTGCGTTTGATGGAAAGAAGCCCGAACCCGTGGCCAAATCCCTGCGGGAATCCGACCTACCGGATGGCATGGTCGTGTGTGAGGTGGTGAGTCTTGCCCCAGTGTTCGTTGACAAGGTTGGGGCTCATGCACTGCGTTGGGAGTTAATCGTACGCCACGGTGAGTTCGATGGGAAAAAGCTACAGGCATCCGCCTTGATGGCTGGCTGGCGTATTGATCAGGTCTGCGGTGGTCTTGCCAATATCGGCTGCAAGGGCGAACTCGTGACCGACATCGTGCGAGACGCAATGGAGGTACTGCCCGGGCAGGTTGTCCGGTTCCGCAAGACCTCCACCACCAGTCCGAAAACAGGGAAGACTTATCACGACCTCCATCCCGTGGGTATTGTCTCCGGGGAGAGTCTTCCGTTCTGATGGTTGTCACGAACCCGGGGGAACCTATCTCCCGGGTTGTGTGGCGTAGCGTAGCGTAGCGTAGCGGGGGTGGCCGATGGGCGACGAAGAGTTTCAGGCGATAGCCGACGAGCTGCGGGAGTTTGCGTCACAGGATCACACCTTCCCGATTATGAGTATGATCCTTGACCTCGTTGAACACGCCGAAAATCTACGGGACATGGTTGCTGAACTGGCAACCGGCCTCGATGATTACGAACTTCTGACAATGGTGGACGACCTACTGGGATAAGGGGGCAGGGATGAACCGGGTGAAGTTGTCTGAGATTCGGGAGAGGTTCTGTAGCGGTAGTCCGTATTCCATTTTGGATACGGGGGCCCTCATTGAGTATGTGGACGAACTACACGCAGCGATCCGGTCGCACAGGGCGGAGGTGGTGCGGATGGTTGGCACAGCCAATGTGGGGATGGTTCACAAGCTGTTGTGGGCATATGCGGATGAGTATGCCCGAGTAGGCGACTAAAGAAGGAGTCTAAGAATGAGTGAGCTGGAAAACCTGCGAGTGCAGAACGCTAGGTTGATTGCGAATTCGGATCAGATGTTAACGCACCTCCGGGAGGGGGTGAAACTGATGGACGAACTCAAGGTCGGCATAGTGGAGATATTGACGGCGGTGAACACACACGCCGTAGCGAACAAGCGACCGCTCAAGCGTGACCGGGAACTGTACTCGGTTCTCAAGGATTGGATGAACCGATGGCCACTGGAGGAGGAGACAGATGCTGACACTTCCAATTGAGCCAGAGGAGGTAGAGATTGCAAGGGACGAGGCGAAGAGGATGGGGCCACTGCGGGGGACGATAGTTGGCGTGCCGGGGAACTTTGCTGGTGTGATCGGGGAACTTGCGGTTGCACGGGTTCTCGGCTATCTCGGAGCTAGGCGGGACAATTCTTACGAGCATGACATCACGGTTGCCGGTTGGCGATTTGATGTGAAGACGAAACGTCGGTCTGGAAAGCCTGCGACCGATTTCGTTGGCACCGTACCCGTGCGTCAAGTTCAGGATTGCCACGGCTACATCTTCACCAGTGTGGAGATGGACAGAAAGGAAAACCCTGTGTCAGTTACCATCTGTGGGTGGCAGCGTAAAGACCGTTTCCTCTTTCTGTCGGAGGTGATCGAGGCTGGTGTTATGGATCCTTCCAACGGTTGGGTTTGCAAGGAGTCGTGCCGAAATATTCCATATTCAAAGCTCGACAGTGTCTTCGACCTTGAGTGCCATCTCATGCTGGCGTTGCGAGGTGTGAAGTGAAAGGGATCTTGATGGTGCTGCTGTCGCCCATGCTCACGGGGCGTGCGGCGGCGCGGTTGGCAGCGGAGGGGGGTGTTACTCACGCCGAGTTAATTGGTGGCGTGTTACTGGTGCTGGCCGAGATGGTGGAGACCAAAGAGTTCCGGGTTGACGACTTGAATCGTGTGGTTGGCGACAGGTTATCAAGTCTACTGATTGACCGGTATTTTAGCGTCGATGCGAGTGGCGTGGTGAACTACACGCCGATGGTGGAAATTCTTCGGGGTGGTGGTGGTAAGCGGTTGGCTGCGAAACCGGAGGAGCCGTCTATCTTCCGGGCGGACGAGTTGATGGAGATCGCAGACGAGGTTGACCCGGTTGTGTTGACCATGCCTTGCAAGAAGACAAAGGAGAGCCCTTCTGGGGAGTGGGTGCTACGGCGTAGCGTTCTGGACAGACTGGCGTCCGAGTTCCCGGGAGTGGATGTGATGTCTGTGGCCCATAGGTTTGCGGGGTGGTGGAAGGCGAAGCCTCCCTGCCGTTGGCGTGGGGACTGGGTACGCACGCTTGAGTCGTGGTTGCATACGGAACTCTGCCGTTCGGGGCAGAAGACGACCGTGCAGAGCCGTGAAGACGAACGACGCAAGACGATGGCCGAGGCCTACCACACAGCGAACGCAAAGCACATGGCGGAACTGTGCAGCCCACGGTTGCGTGCCATCTTCCAGCTGGAGGAGTTACAGAAGGCCGTGGGCGGTTTGACCGTGAGTGGTCGTGTCCGGTTGGCGGCCCTGAAGATGGGTTTGGA